GCTGCAGCTTCCACGATCACCATTCCACTAGATTCTGCAATTAACTACCCAGTAGGTACAAGCATTGACATTATCCAGACTTCCACTGGGCAGGTCACCATTGCTGCTACTGGTGGAGTAACTGTAAATGCCACCCCTGGGCTCAAATTACGTACCCAGTGGTCGTCTGCTACACTATTAAAGAGAGCCGCTAACACTTGGATCGTCTATGGCGATCTCACAGCTTAATCGGTCTAGGAGAGAGATCTAATGAGTAAAAAAGTAGGCAAGCACTCTGCTCAGCAGAATGACTTCTTGCAGCCAAACGCACCTCTGAATGTCACGGCTACTAATGTTGGCACAAACAGAGGGTATAACGACGCCGCACTTACGGTTACTTGGACTATCGATGCTCTATCGCCAGTAGCGCTAAACTATATAGTCTATAACGCATCTACAAATGCTCAGCTTGGTACTGGATCACTACCTACACCAGTTTCTGGAGTATATACAGCAGTAGTTGGTGGGCTCCTATCTGCTACAGCATATTCTATCTACGTAAAGCTATCAAATAATGCTGGTATATCTGATGCTTCTACATCGACCGCTGGAGTGACTGTTACATCGGTTCCTGATGCTCCAGCTGCTCCAGTAGCTACTTCAACTGTTGCAGACCAGGACCATGTCACATGGTCTGCACCTGCAACTGGTGGTTCTAGCATTACAATCTATTACTGGGAGAGCTTAGAGTTAGATGGTGCAGCATCCAAATCTGGTAGCACTACCAATCTATACGTAGATCTAGCTCAAGAAGGTAACGGGGCACTACTAAACCAGTACCGAGTTCGCGCTGAGAATGCAAATGGAACATCAGTGTGGTCAGTGTACTCTAATAGCATTGATACTCTTCCACCATTCTTCCCACCGTACTTCCCACCGTACTTCCCACCTGGGTTCCCGTACTTCCCACCGTACTTCCCACCTGGGTTCCCGTACTTCCCACCGTACTTCCCACCTGGGTTCCCGTACTTCCCACCTGGGTTCCCGTACTTCCCACCTAGGTTCATGCGAATCATTTAAGAATCGAGTCAGGGTGCCACTTAGTGCAGACACTAGTTCATACATTAAGTGGCCCCTACCCGAACCAGAAAGACCTTTCAAAAAGAACAATGTTCTTAGTGAAGGGTCTTTTTCTGCACTAAAAGCAGTTCTATCAGAGGCTAACTGGGGCCCAGGATCAGACGCAAAATACCACACAGTGTCTGGCAGATGGACATATAACCCAGAAATTCCAGACTATGTAGCCGAGGAGTTATTGCAGCTAGCTAGGGCTTCCTGGAACGAGCCAGAACTTAAACAAAGTTTTATTTTTGCTGCTAGGTATCAAAAGCAGGGGGACACTATCCCATACCTATGGGAGCATCTAGACGATACCTCCAGCCAATTCATGATAGATATATGCGTAACAAAAAATAATCTAGATGATTGGGGTCTACTAGTAGATGGAGAACTTTTCTCGGAAGAAGAGAACTCTGCAGTCTTCTTTAATGGTCAACAGCACATACATAGTAGGCCAAAGTATCCATCTGATTCAGACTCATCCTATTTAATAGCCTTTTTTGCTATATACACAAAACCAGGGGACTGGGCGCATGATATTGATAGAGAGTCTATCGATAGAGAGTCTTTTATTGAACTTGCAAAAAAATATGTATATGATGCTGATATACGTTTCTACGAAAAGCGTGGGTATACCATGTACTTCAAAGATCTTCCAGAGAAAAATAAAGAATGTAAAGATTGTCAGGAGTGTTATGTCTCTGACCCTAAAATGCTTTCTAATCTATTAAACCTAGAAAAATAATAGATTTTCTATATTTATAGCTCTATAATTAGAGCATGAATGACTGGTACACAAAAGATAGATCAGAAACATCTTTAAATAGGATGCCCGATAGACCATTAGGTCAGATCACTGTAGCTAATCCAGCTCTAGGTATTAATGTCTATAGCGGAGCAATCACTAGAAATGAAGCTAAGTCTTATATAGATACACTAGAAGCTGCTCTAAGTAGTGGAGGTCCTTTTACTTGGCAAGGGGCGCATGTGACTACCTCAGAAGAAGTCGATTTATCTGCTAGGAATGCACAGGATTTTAAATTCAACTCTACTGGACTAGGTCCACGCACAGACACTACTGCACCATTGTATGACATGCATGAGAAAATTTTTCAAGCTGTTCGCCGCTGTGTAGATGACTACGGGCAGTACTGGGGAGTGGGGATTAGGTCATATGAAGCATTTAATTTTGTAAAGTACGAGGGCACAGGGACTCATTTCAAAATTCATGCCGATCATGGGCCAACATATGTCACTACCGTTTCTATAGTTGTATACCTGAATGATGACTACGAGGGCGGGGATATCTGGTTTCCTCGTATGGATAATCTATCTATAAAGCCTAAGGCAGGGGATATTGTAGTATTCCCTTCAACTTATATCTATGAACATGCATCTAGAGATATGATTAGCGGAACTAAATATGCTGTCGTGATCATGAGTGACTATAATGATAGAGATAAAGTGAACCAAAGAGTGTCTCAGACCATTGAAGACTATAAACTGACGTATTGATTGGAATACAAATGACTGAAGAACGTGACCCTCAAACAGGTGCAACTGCTGGACAAGAAGAAGCAGACTTGCAAAATGGTATACGCTCGATGAGCAGACCTGGTCATCAGCACAAGAGGTAGCTCCTGGATCAGGAATCTGGGTATACAGAGATGTTCTACCTAAAAGCATGAATATTATCGAGCGTCTAGAGACCATTTTAGATGACCCAAATAATCACTATGCATATCAAGAGGCAATGGTGGGGTACGGTATGAAGATTCCAGAGTACCGTGACTGCGTAGATTTCAAGTATAAGATTACAGACTTTGATGATGATCAATCAGAGTATGGGGATGCTCTACGTCAACTATCAGCAGACGTGAATTATCGCCAACTACAAGCAGTAAAAAACTATACTCGCATGTACAATATCGGGGAACTCCGATACTGGGAAGCAACAAACTATGTCCGCTACGGCGAAGGTCAGCACTTCCAGGAGCACCATGACCATGGATACTCTTATAACTGTGTAGTATCTCTAGTTAGCTTCCCTAACGATGACTACGAAGGTGGAGAGCTTTACTTCAGACTACAAGGAGTAACTGTAAAGCCTAAGGCAGGGGAGACATATATTTTCCCATCTAACTTTATGTATCCACACCGAGCAATGCCAGTGAAGTCTGGAGTAAAGTACTCAATGGTTACTATGCTAGATTTCTCGGACAAGTTCCATAGCCCAGAGTTCTTCGCTGAGACTGGCAGCTAGTATGAAACAAATAAAGGTTATGCGTGCTGGCCCACAGGTTGCTAATTTAGAGCAACTGCAGGCTAGACGTGACTGGATGGATGAGACTCATGGTAAGCATGCCTATATGTGCTTCCCTCTCAACCTAACTAATAGGCTCGGCTGGGGCATATCATTTCCCACCGATATTAGATTTATTTGGGATGGCATTACTGATACTTCAGCTGACCATATTAAGGTTCTAGAGGGTCACGAATATGTATACACCGATAGAGGCAATGCCAGCATCAGTTTTAAAACTGGACTAATATTCAGGACAGACGCAGAAACTACAATGCTATCTATGCCAGTACCAAACCTATTTATCCGTGGTGCCCAAGCATATACAACTCTTATAAGCACATCTTTCTACATGCCAGAGCTACCTCTAGCTTGGAGAGTAACTGAACCAAATATAGAGATATTAATTCCAGCTGGTACTCCAGTGGCAGCAGTGCTACCTATATCCCTCACTCAGCTAGAGAACGAGTATGAGCTATGCATGTCGGAAGAATATGTCAGTCAAGAGTACTGGAATGAAATCAAAAAGTACGGCGACGAGGCAGAAATAAAAAATGGTGTTGGTGATTGGTCAAAGATGTACAGAGATGCCGTCAACTATAGAGGAGATTCAATGGGGTCACATGAGACAAAGTCAATAAAGCTTAAAACAGTTTCTTGTCCATTTACTGGACAGACATATGAAGTAGAGGATGACTCAGTTGAGCCTACCAAAACAACTAATTAAGTTTGTACGTAATAGGCCGTGGCTTACAGAAAGTAGCCACTCTATGCCAAAGCCTACAATTAAGACTATCCCAGAATGGTACCGTAAGGCTGATAGATTTGCTATAGATCCTAGGACTGAAAAGCCCTGGGAGATGCCAGACGGTAGCGGGAAAATTCCGACTTGGAAGGCATGCCCAGCCATATTTGACATCATGGGCACAGGGTACGTATATAGAACTCCCTGCGACGTAGAGTTTTTTGAAGATGAGCTAGGCGAAATTCAGTGCCGAGTTCTAGATGAATTAAACAAAGATTTTGTAGGAGATAGACCACCGATGGCTCAGTTTGAAGCCCCGCTGGGATATCATAGTAAGCATTTTGCGTGGTGGGCGGACTGGGCCGTTGAGGTGCCAGAGGGATACAGTGTACTCTACACTCAGCCGTTTAATCGCTTCGAACTACCGTTCATAACCACCAGCGGAATCATAGACAATGACCATGTACATCTTCCAGGGACTATGCCATTTTTTGTAGTTAAAGGCTTTACTGGAGTAATTCCAGCAGGCACCCCTTATGCACAGATGCTTCCGTTCAAACGAGAAGACTGGGATTCCGAGGTAGATTCTACTATTAGCTATGAAGATATGGCTAAAAAGAATCAAGAAAATAGCGATAAGTACCGTAAGCCAGATGGTGGTATCTATCAAAAAGAAGTCTGGGAGCGAAGAACTTATCTATAGATCGTCTATATCGCGATATGTTAGGATACTTCTATGAGTGAAGAATCTGCAGAAGTCTATACCAATAATCCTTGGTCGGAGCGAGTTTCTATAACTCCATCTGGATTTTTTGGTGATTCTGAGAGTAATATTGTTAGTCTAGATAATTTTATGACATCAGAGGAACTCACTGCGCTGGATGAGTTTGCTAGAACTAATACCCTATGGGATGTGACACAGACTCACTATAATGATGATGGCGTAGTCATATATGATTCTTCTTACTGGGACCACAGGGTAGCTACCACTAATACTATTAGAAATAGTAATCCAGATATCCCCGACATAATTAACAAAATGGTAGAGCGTTTAAAAATTGAAGTTGACTCTTTCTTCAAGGTAGATGCATTTCCAACAAGTCCAGCTATAGTTAGATGGCTTCCAGGGCAACTACAGCAACCTCATGCAGATAAAGAACTACATGAGGGGGAAAATGCTGGTAAGCCTAATGATTTTCCTTTCTATGATATTGCTGGGTTATTTTATTTAAATGATGATTATGAAGGTGGAGAACTTTATTTTCCAAACCAAGGGATTCAATTTAAACCTAAGCGCGGATCAGCATACTTCTTCCCTGGAGACATGAACTATATTCATGGAGTAACTCCAATCGAGTCAGGAATTAGATACGTAGTACCATTTTTCTGGACAATCCTAAGCCACCAAGATAAGACAAGCGAGTAGTTGATGAACCGCATAGTTCACAAGCATGACATTGTAGAAATCCCAGACTTCTTCACTAAAGAAGAGTGCGAGAAGACTATTCAATTTTTCAAAGATAATCCAGCAAACTGGGAAGAGACTTGTTTCTTTGGGGCTAGAGTAGTCTCTCCAGATCAGGCTGCACAAGCTGGTGTATCGGACGCATATGATATTGACCACTTCTGGGGTGTTAGGGCTAGATTTGAAGAAGCTGCTGAAGGAGTTTTTGGCAGAAAACTGAGAAATCTAGGAATTAGCGGCCACATCTGGGGTAAAGGTGCATTTGCTGGACGCCACTCCGATAACCATGACCTAAATGGTAACCCTCAGGATGGCTGGATAGAGAATAAGTTAGTAACTATTATCTATCTCAATGACGATTATGAGGGTGGAAGGCTTGTCTTCCCAGATCACGGTATTGATATTGCCCCAAAGCAAGGGACACTAGTCGTGTTTGATGTTGGAGTAGATAACTACCACGCAGTGTCGGAAGTTCTAGAAGGCACTAGATTCACTATGATGTCTTCTTTTGACTTCGAGGACTCGGTCTATAGCGACGAATATCTAGCTAAAAAAGAAGCAGAACGCGCAGAGACAAGAAAACTGCATGAGATGCAGCAAAAGATTTGGAAAGAGACTGGCCAGCCAGAAGCTAACTCCATAAAGATTGTAATAGAGTAGTCAGGTTATAGGAGAGTCTAATGATTATAGAAGATATGAATCCAGAGAACTTTGTTATTTGGCATGACACCCCTAATGACAATCCTAAAAGTGTACTAGGAGTCCCTCAGAATAGAATCGTAGAGATTCCAGACTTTGTAGACGCCGATACAGCTAAAAACATGATTGACTACTTTGAATCAAAAGGATCCAACTGGGGGCACATTGCATTCTATGGGTCATCAGGTATGGGATTAGCTGATGGAGATCCAGAACTTGCCAAGTTTGATCTAGAGCCATCTTTCTTTGAGAAGCTGCGCTTTAAGTTTCAAGATGCAGTGACTACTGTCTTTGACCGAGAAGTTAAGGCTAATACTTCTCATGCTCAAAAATGGATGGTTGGTGGTTTTGCATCAGCCCACTCAGATAACTCTGACTTTGATGGCAAGCCGAGCTCTTTTCAGATCAATAAATACGTAGGTATTTTGTATCTAAATGGTGATTACGAAGGCGGGAACCTATTCTTTAGAGACCATGATATTGAGTTCAAACCAACTCCATACTCATTTATAACTTTCCCAGGCGGGATCGAGAATGTTCACGGAGTCACAGAGATAACCGAGGGCACTAGATACACTATGGTCTCCTTTTGGGATTTTGCAGAGTCCGAGTACTCTGAGGAGCTACAAGCAGAATGGGAAGAAGAACTTAAGGTAGTACGTGCAGAGCAAGAGCTACAGCGCGAACAATGGGATAAGGGCAATAAGTTTGGTTAATACCCATGAATGATCCAGAAATATTTGCTGATAAGATTTTTTACTATAAAAATGCTGTAAAGAATCCATTAGAGCTTATTACGCTTATAGAAGATATAGATACTGATCTTACAGACTTAGACTGCATAAGCCCATGGTCTCAATGGGTAGCATCTAAGGATCCAGGGCAGGAAGACCAAGAGGACTATATTTTTGGTGCTCAAAAGCAGAGTAATAGTGCAAAAATAAGCACTAGTTCTAGTGAATCTAGATACATCTATGAGGCACTCACTAAGGCTCTACTTGCAGCTGGCGAGGATTATTGCCTTAGATTAGGGATAGAATCAGTGCCACCATCACCGCTAAGTATTTCCAAGTACGTGCAGGGTGCCTCTATGGGACCTCACGTTGATTATCATGGAGAGATAGATATTCAGCCGATTATGTCTGGTGTTATTTATCTAAATGACGATGTACTTGGTGGAGAACTAGAATTTCCCAATCAAAATATAAAAATAAAGCCAGCAGCTGGAAGCATTATAGTATTTCCATCAGTAGAGCCGTATTACCACCAGTCCCTACCAATTATCTCTGGCGTCAAATATATGTCACCAATTTTTTGGACTAAACGACTCTCTAACTAGGATCTTTAGCAAACATGGTAAGAGTGTATCTTTTTCCAGATAATACTGAATTCACCCCATGCGTGTGAGCCACATCAGATGGGTGCACCACTAATGATCCAGCAGGTAGCTTGAGCTCCACACCCAGCTGCGGATAATGAATCTCTCCGCCCTCATAGTCGTCATTTAGGTATAGGACAAATCCATGAGAAATATCACTATTCCCATGCTCTTTAGGTCCTCTATCAGAATGCTCCATCATGGCATCTCCTGGCATAAATCTATGAATATTGTTCATTTGGACATAGCCATTAGCAGCAGTAGGGTCCTTTAAGTATTCTTGTGTAAATACAAGCTTTACTCTATCTTGGATTAGTTTTACCATATCTAAATCAAAGTTGGGTATACTGCTAAATTCAATATTCTTTTTATCCCAAAAAATATACTGAGGGTCCAGCTCATTATAGAAGCTAATGTCCTCGTTTGCCTTTACTTCAGCCATTCTAACTAGATACTGACATTCTTCTTTTGACAAGAACTTCTCATATACACCAATAGAGGTGCCTTCAATAATTTGTAGAGGCATGTCTAGATATTACCATAAGTAGCCTAACTAAGATGAGTGGTTTTAGGATAAAATGTAATAGACTAGTCATCTCCCAATAAGGACGTACCCATGAGCTCTCTACGCGGTAACGTTTTTGATCTAATTACCGACCAAGGTTCAACCGTAAATCAGGTATTTACAATCAAAAACTCTGCTCGAAAAGCCCTAAATCTTACGGGGTACACTGCACGCATGCAGGTCAGATCGTGGGATAGGTCTACTAGTAATACAGTCTCTATAGTAACTGCAGAGTATACGACTGAAAACGGATATATGTCCATAAATGGCCTTGCTGGGACAGTGACATTGTTAATACCGCCAGCCGATATGGCAGAGTTTCCAGCTGGGTCATATCAATATGATATTGAAGTAGAGTCCGCCAATTCGGGGGATACAACAAGAATTATTCAAGGAAAATTTATTGTGAGACCCGAGGTAACTAAGTAATGACACTCTCCGATAACTTTGCATATGTAGATGTCAAGGGGCCTGGTCCTCAGGGTCCTGCTGGTCCAACTGGTCCTGCTGGTCCAGCTGGTGGTCCAACTGGAGTTCAGGGCCCAACTGGCCCGACTGGTGCCTTAGGTCCAACTGGACCAACTGGTGCTACTGGTGCTGATTCAACTATACCTGGTCCAGCAGGACCGACTGGTGCCACTGGTGCTCAGGGTGTAGCTGGCCTATCAATTACTGGCCCAACTGGTGCTCGTGGAGAACAAGGCATTCAAGGTATTCAAGGACCTCAAGGCGAGCAAGGAGTTGCTGGCCAATCTGGAGCTCAAGGCGAGCAAGGAGTTGCTGGTCCTACTGGTGCAACTGGTGCAACTGGTGCCACTGGTGCACAGGGTACCGCTGGCCTATCAATCACTGGTCCTACTGGTGCAACTGGCGCTCAAGGGGCAACTGGCCCAACGGGTGCTCAAGGTGAACAAGGCAGCGCTGGCCTATCAATCACTGGTCCTACTGGTGCAACTGGTGCAGCAGGGTCTAATGGTACAGATGGTGCAGTCGGTCCGACTGGCGCGACAGGTGCTGTAGGTCCAACTGGTGCTATAGGTGCTACTGGAGCTTCTGGTCTAGATGGTGTAGATGGCATAAATGGCGACACTGGCCCTCAAGGCCCAACTGGTGCAACTGGTGCTCAGGGTGTAGCTGGCCTATCAATCACTGGTCCTACTGGTGCAGCGGGTCCAACTGGTGCAACTGGTGCTACTGGTGCTACTGGTGCACAGGGTGCCGCTGGTCTGCAAGGTGCAATAGGGGCTACTGGACCAACAGGTGCCCAGGGAGACCGTGGATATGCTGGATTCCAGGGACCTCAGGGTATAGCTGGTCAGTCTATTACAGGGCCAACAGGTGCAACTGGCGTAAAGGGTGATGCTGGTCCAACTGGTGCTACAGGTGCTCAGGGAGTAGCTGGAGTTCAGGGCCCCACTGGGCCTAAGGGTGATCTAGGACCGACTGGTGCAACTGGTCCAGATGGTAATTTTGAAGTCTCGGTGACTCCTCCAGACGGCGCAATAGCTGGAGATGCATGGTTCAATAGTCAAGATGGTAAATTCTATATTTACTACGACGGATTCTGGGTAGAAGTAAATGCCAATAGAATTGGCGCAACTGGCCCAACTGGTCCCCAGGGAGACCTAGGACCAACTGGACCTCAGGGTATAAATATCAATCTAGTCGGATCAGTACTAGACGTAGTAGATCTACCAAATATTGGTAATAGTGTAAATGATGCTTATATTGTAGATGCTAACGGTAATCTATATGCGTGGGACGGCGCTTACTGGGTAGATGCTGGCCAGATTGTTGGCCCCACTGGACCTACTGGCGCTACAGGTACCACTGGCCCTCAGGGTCCAACTGGTGCAACTGGCGCTGATTCAATGGTTACTGGACCAACTGGAGCAACTGGTGCTGTAGGTCCAACTGGTGCTACTGGTGCTACTGGCGAGACTGGTTTACAAGGCCCAACTGGTGCAACAGGTGCAACTGGAGCTCAGGGTGATCAAGGTTTAGTTGGACCGACAGGTGCTCAAGGTATTGCTGGTCTTCAGGGTGTTACAGGTCCAACTGGTCCCCAGGGAGACCTAGGACCAACTGGACCTCAAGGCGAGATAGGTACCACTGGAGAGACTGGGCTGCAAGGAGCAACTGGACCAACTGGCGCAACTGGTCCTCAGGGGCCTCAGGGTGATGTAGGCCCTACTGGCGCGACTGGAGAGTCTGGTCTATCAATCACTGGCCCTACTGGTGCAACTGGTGCTCAGGGTATTCAAGGTATTACTGGTCCTACAGGCTCTATTGGAGAGACAGGATTACGCGGACTCCAAGGAGAGGTTGGACCGACAGGAGCCCAGGGGGATCAAGGAATTACTGGTCCTACTGGTCCAATTGGTCCTACTGGTGCAACTGGGTCTCAAGGTGTTCAGGGTATAGTCGGTGAGACTGGCCCTACAGGTGGTCAAGCCAATATTTCAAATGCCGAAACTGCACCAATAAGCCCATACGATATGCAGCTTTGGTACGATACTTCTACTAATAGACTTTTTATCTGGTATGTAGATACTGACAGCTCTCAATGGGTAGAGGTTGCAGCTTCAGTTGCAGGTCCTATTGGCCCTCAGGGGGCAACTGGTCCAACTGGCGCTGATTCGACTGTACCTGGCCCAACTGGCCCAACTGGTGCATCTGGACTTAATGGTAGTCAGGGAATTCAGGGTATCCAGGGTATCCAGGGTGAGCAAGGAGTTGCTGGCCTTCAGGGGTTAACTGGTCTAACTGGTGCAACTGGCCCGACAGGTCCGCAGGGAGCTACTGGTTTGACTGGTGCAACTGGGCCAACTGGAGCAACAGGGTCGAATGCAAATCTAATAGCCGTCACTACTGACATTCTCCCATCCGTAGATAATACCTATATGCTAGGAAATACTGACTACCGATGGAAGTCAATATCAGTAGGATCTGGGACCATCTATATAACAGATGCAATCACAGGGGCAGAGACTGGTTTAACTGTCAGTGATGGTGTATTTTTTATTAATGGCATTGCTCAGGCACAGCTACCAGTACTTAAGCTAAATCAACTAATATTTAGTGACAATACTACTCAAAATACTGCAGCAGTCGCCCAGATTAATTCTGACTGGGATGCCACATCAGGTAAGGCTCAGATCCTAAATAAGCCAGATATAGCAGCCCTAGCTGCACCTACCCCAACTGCATATAGCCCAGTATGGTCTGGTACAGGCTTAACCTATTCAGGTACTCCTGCAACTGGGTCTTATATGAAGCTAGGTAAGTTAGTAACTTTCCGAATTAAAGTTATGTGTACTACAGTAACTAATTTTGGGACTGGCACTTACTCATTAACCCTACCTTTTGCACCAGCATCAGACTATGTATTTAGGGATGGCGGGCTGCACGCAAGCAC